GACGCGACCAGACCACCACCAATGGATGCGACACCCCCGATAATTGCGCCGGCGACTGGCATCAGTCCAACTCCATCATAAAGATACGGTGCGGGGCACCGAAGGTTTCTATCACTTCTCCGGTCGGCTGCATACCCCCTTGCCGCGCGAAGCGCTCGACGTGGCGGGCCTGCGGCGGGACGCGGGTCCAAAGCATCTTGGCGCCGTGGCGCCGGGCGAAGTCAATTCCTTGCGACCGGGCGGCGTTACCCCATTCGCCGCGGCCCGACCGAAGGATGAACGTATGCACCTCGTACGTTCGTGGCGCGGTCCACAGCAGTGCAAACCCGCCATGTTCACCCATCAAAAACCAGTGCTCCGGGCGCTCGACCAGCGCCGACAAGTCCAGTTCACCGGCTTCCGGCGCACCGACATACGGACGGACATCGGGGTGGTTGACCACCCAATTGACCAGCGCCGCGTCGTGGGTGCGCTGCAAGTGCATCAGGTGATCTCGCGGCCTGATGCACGGATGTTGACCGACAGCGAGGCGCTGGCCAGCGTAGAGATGAAGCCGTTCGGGGCCAAGGCGTGCCCGACGATCTCCGGGAAGGTATACGTCTCGTTCGGTTGCAGCGTCTTGGTCTTCACGATCAGGTTCTGCGTACCGGCCGTGTCGGCGGCCGTCACCAGATTGACGCTGATCGACGCTGCCGAGGTGCTGTAGTTGGTGGCGGTGAACTTGTCGATGATCGTGGTCACGTTGGTCGCGGTGTACTGCGTGGACTGCGTGTTCTCCGCGATCTTCGACGGAATGAGCACTTTGACGGTAACAGTCATGGTTCAGGCCCTTAGTTGTATTCGGCTTGTAGCGTTATGTCCGCCGAAGCCAAAATTGTCGAGGTGCCGACGCGCCGAATGCCGATATTGATGATCGCGTCGGTAATGCCCAGCGTCGGCTGCGACACCAGCCACGCCCGCGACGACGACAGCGCCAGCCAAGTGCCGGTCGCGGAACTGCTGCCGTCGAGAACCCCCGACACAACCGTGACGTAGCACTCGTAGTTGGTGGCCTGCGCGCCCGGCACGCACCAGTCTTCCAGAAAGATGTAGCCGCCACCGTTCTGGCTGTAGTTGGCCGTGCCATCTGACTTTAGCTGGTACGCCGCGGAAGCAGTGCCCAGCGCATTGAAAGCGTAGATGTACTGCGCGCTAAGGGTAATCGTAACGGCCGACGCGCCCCCGCCAGCGCCAATCAGCGAGAGGACCGCGCCGCTCATCAGGACAGCCCCGCCCCGCTGATGACCCAGACCGTAGCGGCCACCTTGACGACCGTGGCCAGACCGTAGCCCGCCAGCGTGCGAGAGCCGGTGTTCGTGGTGCCAGCCTGCCGCAGCGTGTCGGACGTGATGGCGATGGTCTGCGAGGAGCCGCTGTTGTTGTAGATCACAACGGTCGCGCCAATCGGGAACGCCACCGAGGCGTTAGCCGGAATGGTGATGCCGCCGGTCGTGATCGAGATGTGCTTGCCGTTGTCGTTCAGCGTCAGCGCGTAGGCGCCGGTCTGGGCGTTCTGCGGGGCGCCGCGGTAGCCGACGCTGTCCGTGCCGATGGTGCCGGTGGCGACAATCGCCACGTCCTGCTCCAGCGAGGTGATGTCGGTGTTGGCGCCCGATGCGGCCGCGCCGAGGTTGGTGCGGGCGTTGGCAGCCGTCGTGGCGCCCGTGCCGCCGTTGGCGACGGCGACGGTGCCGGTCACGTTGGTGGCCGTGCCGGTGATGCTGCCGGCGAAAGTCACGCCGCTGCCGATGGTGCCGCCGGTGATGCTGACGTTGTCAGCGTTCTGCGTGGCCATCGACCCAGACATGGCGATGTTGTCCACAGTCCAGATGAGCGCGTCGGCCGAGGTGCGCAGGACGACCTTGTACGACACGCCGGGCGCGTACCAAATGTCGGCCTCGCCGCGCGCGTCAAGGATGACCGGGTTGGCGTTCGGCGTGGTGCCGCCCGCAGTAGTGTAAGTCGCCAGCGGCGTGGTCGTGCCGGCCTGATAGGTGTAGACCTTGCCGCCAGCCAGCGGAGCGCCGTTAGCGTCGAGGAACTGGGCCTTGGGCGGTGGAGAAAGGATTGCCATATCAGTAAGGCCCCCCGGCATTGATGTTGTTGGTCACGGTCAGGATGACCGACGGAATAGCAGGGTGGAAGGCGCTGGCGGCGCTGGAGTTCAGGTACACGCCGGTGTCGTCCACGGCCCACATCAGTTCAAAGTAGTCACCAGCGTTCATGGATAGCAGATAATTCCATGCAGCAATAGTGGCGAAGTTGTTGCCCTTGGTGCGCACCTGCCCAGCGCTGTCAGGCACGTCCGTGCCGTTCTTGCGCAGCCAAATCCACAATAGATGGTCGGTCGCTATCGTGGTGTCGATCTGCGCCGAGAACTGGATGTTGTAGATGTTCGCGGTATCGACGTAGACGCGCGACGTGGGCGTGCCGAGCGTGACGCCGAGGCTCAGGTCGGTCGTGTTGAACGTCATCGCGTAGGCCGTGTTAACCAGCGCGGCAGTCTGATCCGTCGTGTCGTAGAACGAGCCGTAGCGATGCCGCGGCAACTGCGGTGTGTGCGCAGGCGCGAGGTTAAGCCCCTGCAACTCCTGCATCACCTGATGCTCGGACAAGTTGTTGTCGGTTGGCGGCCCAAGCTGCACCTCGTCCAGCGTGACCGGGTTGTTGCCGCCGCCGGTCAGCGTGAACAGGTTGAAGAAGAACCGATACCAGTCACGGGTCATCAGGCCCGTGCGCTGGTCGATGACGCCGACACGGGACGCGGGTATCTTGGTTATGTTGACCGGTTCAGCCATTTGTCCCGCTCAGGAGCAGTTCGGCGCCAATGATGCTGATCTTGACCGGGTCGGTGCCTGACACCTCGTAGACGCGGTCGCGCAGCTTGAGCGTCATGCCGAGACGACGCCACAGCGCGCGGCGGCTGTACTGGCCGATACGCCCGATGGAAGTCCAGTGCTCGTTCGACCATGTATGGCCGCCGTCGTCCGACCAGCGCAGCATAACCTGCGGGTCCGCGCCCTGCACGACCGGCGTGGTGCCGGGCACCTCGAACAGTTGATCTTGAAAGTCTAGTTCAAGCGTGTAGTCTGGGCTGCTCTGCGTGTCGCCAAACGCCAGCCCGTTCAGGCCGACACCGACTTCCAGATTGAGTTGCAGCGAGTGCTGCGTCGTACGACGCAGGTTGTTCGCGCCGGTCGGCAGCGCACGCCACGACCGCAGCCACTTCTGCGGAGTGCCGTTGTCAGCATAGGTCGTCAGGTCGAACGTGTAGATGTTGCCGTTCTGGTAGTCGCCGATGATGATGTTGCCGTTGAAGTTGCACTGGCAGTTGCCGCGGTGGCGGGTGAACTCGCCCGCGTCGAAATACGCCCGCTCGTGCCATGCGCCGGTCGCGGCGTCATAGACCCACGTCGTGTTGCCGCTGGGGAAGTTCAGCACGTAGAAGGCGTGGCCGTCCTGCTGGTAGGTGTAGGCCACCGCGTCGGTCATGTCCGAGTACTGCTGGATTTGCCACTCGATAGCGTGCGTCGAGATGCGCTGGCCGACGTAACCGCCAGCGCGGTAGACGATGCCCTGACCGCGGGCGTCGCGGCCCAGCCAGAACACGCTGTTGTCCAGCTTGGCAATCGAATAGGGAGCGACGCAGCCGATCTCGTTGTAGGCGCCTTGGATGCGCGCCAGCGGGAAATCGGCTGCGCCGGCGTTGTACCAGACTTCGGTGCTGTCCGTCCCGAAGACCCATACTTCGCGGTGGTCCACGATGATGCCGACCACGCCGTCGGGCGAACCTTCAGCGCTGGCAAAGTCCAGAGGGTCGATTTGTGTGCCGTCCAGCAGCGACGTGACCCAAAGTTTCTGGCTATCCGGCTGGTTGAACACGAAGTAGCCGTCGAGGTAGCCGACCGTCACCGCGCCGGGGAAATCCGGGTCCGTGACCTGCACGTAGGTGTCAGTGGACTCCGTGTAGACGTAAGCGTTCGGGTTCGACACGAAAACGATCTGGTCGCCATTGTCGGCGATGGACACCTGACCGGTGCCGGAGATCGAACCCAGCAGACGCGGCGTGCCGGTCAGCGAGGACAGCTTGTAGACCTCTTGGCCTGACACGACGTAGAAGTCGTCGCCCTGCGTCTGGTGCGCCCACAGCCCGCGAATGGGGCCGGTGCCGACGGTCTGCTGAAACTTCAGGCCCGGCGCGCGGTTCAGGAACGCGGGCATCTGGCCGCCTTCCGGCACGACCTCTGGGAAGAGGTTGATCATGCGGTTGTCGGCGGCGTTGACGCTGCGGGCGACATACGCCGACCCAAGGATCGGCGTCTGCATCAGTAGTTGCCCGCGTAGACGTTAAAGCGCTGGCGACTGGCGATCAGGCTGTACGGCATGGCCATGATGTCGTCGGGGTTGTTGATCCGCTTGAGGTTGCGCTTGCTGGTCATGGCGATGCGCTGGACCTGCGGCGACGGCTCGACGCCGAACTCCGGGGCCAGTTCGCAGGCCAGATTGTAGCGGAACGCCCGCAGGTAGCCCGGCGGGAAGTGAAGCGATGTCGCCAGCGTGACCGGTGCGGTCAGTTCTTCGACCGAGATGAAGTGCCACTCCAGCGCCCGGATGGGCTTCGGATAGACGAACATTTCGATGTCGGGGTAGGTGTTGTTGACGAAGATGACCTGCGGGTACGTCGAAGTCACGGTCTTGACCGCGATGCCGTTGTACTGCTGCTGGTTGATGAACTTGATGCCGTAGCTGACGCCGGTGGTGGCGTCACGGAAGTAGGTGCTATCGTCCAGCAGCACCGGGCGGTTGCCGACGAAGTCGCCAGACGGCCCCAGCGTGCGACGGATTTCGGCGGCGGGCCAAGTGAAGACCTGATCTTGCGTGGAAAAAACCGACAGCCGTTCTGTGTTCCAGCTATCAATCATCTGCTGCATCGCCACCAAGGCGTCCTGCGACGTGTCAGCGGACGGCGTTTCGCCTTCGGCCAGTACGCCGATCAGGCGCAGAGAGCCGTTAATGATGTCGCCCGCGCTGGCCATGACTTAGTCTTCCTGCTCTGCCCGGCGAGGGCCGCGGCGCTTGGAGTTCTTTTCCACCGTGGCGGCAGGATCAGCAATGCGTTCCCACCCGTACATTTCGTCGTAATCCGCTTCAGCGTCCGAAGTTGCTACTTTGGCGCCGTGGATAGGGTGTACCATGTAAATGACAGCCATGACAAACCTCTTGAAAACTGCGCCCGGCCGAAGCCGGGCGCAGACTTTGTTAGGCGACGCGGTACAGCGTCCAAGCCCCGGCGGCCGACTTGCGCGCGATCATCATCGCGCCAGTGGTCACGGGGATGGTCATGGTCAGCGAACCGGTGACAGTCCAGCCGGTGCCAGCCGCGATAACGGCGGTGCCCGACGAGGTGCCGAGGTTGACCACGCGGAAGGTGAACGAAGTGCCCACCTTGTCCGCGTTGGTCAGAGCAGCCTCAAGGTCAGTGACCGTCGGCAGAGTGTAGGTCTGCTGGGAGGTCACACCGTTGTTTGCAAGGATCAGACCGTTGAGAACCTGAGCCGCGGTCAGCGTGGCCGTAGCCGTAACCGAAACCGGGGCCGGGATCGCGTCGATCAGGGGTTCGTCGAGGTTGCCATCACCGATCTGATAGCCGCCGCCGCCATTGGGAAGAGACATAGTATTTCTCCTTGATCAGAATTGGCCCCCGGAAGTCCGGGGGCCGTAGTTTTGATTAACCCCAGAGACGGCAAGCCATCTGCGGACGGATGGTGCTGTAGCCGTACAGAACGTCGATACGGCAGGGCATACGGTCGTTGTTGATGTCGTACTGACGGACAACGCGCAGGCTGATGCCGTTGTGCACCTGACGCGACGCCATATCGACGCCCTGCGGGAGCAGAAGGTCGGCGGTGGCGAAGGTGATCGCGTCCTTGTGGTACACGAGGTTCTGCGGGTACTGCGTGCTGGCAGCGCCGACGAACACGATGGCCTTGCTGTTGCCCGGCAGCGCGTCCACGGTGG